TGCATCGAGACCCAATGCTTTTTCTTTTTTTTTTCTAGTGCGTTTCTCTGGCGTGTTCACACCAGCATCTCTAACTCTCTCTTTTTTATAAAGGTCAAAACCGAGATCAATCGTGACATCGATGGTGTCGCCATCCAACACTCTATCTATCGATACTACTCTAAAGTTGTAACAAGACTTACGACTCGGGGGTGTCATTGCTCCCATGGGATTCTCTCTCATCAATACCTAATATATATTTGATCACCCATGCTACTCCTGCTAGGAGTATGAGTATGCTAATGATCACACTCCACGTAGGGTCATTGATATCTTCTAGTGGTCTTAGTATTAAGTTCATAGGTTCTCAAACTTATATTCTAGGATCATTCTGTATAGAGAATCTCTTAGATACCACAAATGCTCCTGCTCGGTTGGATGCCGAGAAGGAGAACCCTCCCAAGTTTCAATTCTTTTCAGCACACAATGATGCAGAAGATGAATGTCTTCTATCCTCAAAGATACTTGGTAATCGTAATCATCTTCTTCGTTCATGGGTTGTTGGGGTCAAGACCTAGTTCGATCAAGTATTCTCTCCACCATGAATACTTTTCTTTCTTCCATTGAGGAACAGGACGACCTTTCTCAGAATACCATTCTTCTAATGCTTCATCGATAGTCTGTGCGATCTCCATATTCCTCTTCCTCTGCATCAACATCTGCATATGGATTCTCCAAGAAGGGTCCTCGTTTTCTAAGGGGTTCTCGTTTGACATAATCCTGCTCTGCATTAACTGCTTCAATCCAAACAGCAAGTTTCATTACGATGAAAATAATAATTAGTGGCGTGAAGCAACCGACTAAAATTACGGGGTTCATTTGTGACTCCTATCGAAAGGTTCCCAGTGTTCCCACCCATATTTATGAACAAGGTGCATACCTAGAATAGGAACGAACACTAAAAGTAGCCCCATGATACCGAGGCACCATGGGGTTTGCATTACTGATCTAACAAAAAGTTGTACGTGACTCATCATGCTGGATAATCCCACTTAGTAATAAAGTCTACTTTGTGTTGTGGTCCCCAACCGCCCGTATAGAGAAAAGGAGCAGTGCGAATGGGACAAGAGTCACCAGTGCAGAGAAGATCATCAACGATTCTCCATGACTCCATGACTTCATCAGCGTGAACAAAGTGAGACTGATCTCCGTTAATTGCGTCGTAAAGAAGTTTTTCATAACCATCTACCGCTCTGTCTTCTGGATAGTCGTGAGTGAGTGTAGCCAATTCAAGGTTATCATCAAGCCCAGGAGATTTGATGTCCATCCTAATATCAAGATGAGGATTAGGCTGTAAACGAATGACAATACGATCGTTGATTTCTCCTTCATACAACTTTAGCGGTGGTGCTTTGAGTTTGATAACAACTTCAACACACTGGTAGGGTAATTTCTTACCCGTCATGACGTTAAAAGGAACTCCTTCCCAACGCCAGTTATCGACGAATAGAGTCCCAGCAAAATAGGTAGGAGTACCACTATCAGGATTAACACCTGACTCAGATTTATACGAGGCATATTGACCAAAGATAACGTTCTCACTCATTCTAGTCGCGGCAAGCACTTTTGTCTTCTCACGTCTGATTTCCCTAGCATTCATCTTGCTGGGTGGTTCCATAGCAGTCAATGCAAGAACCTGTAGGATATGGTTCTGTAGCATGTCACGTATGGCACCTGCCGTCTCATAGTATTGAGCACGTCCTTCGCATCCAATAGTCTCGGAAGCGAAGATCTGAATCTCTTCTATGTATTGGCGATTCCAAAGTGGTTCCAGAAATATATTACTAAACCTAGTAGCAAGTATGTTATTAACAGTATCTTTGCCAAGATAATGGTCAATACGATATACTTGTTTTTCGCGTAGATGTCTAGCAACCACAGCTGATAAACGATCAGCAGATTTATAATCGTAGCCAAAGGGTTTCTCGATAACCACGCGGGAATGGTCGGGGTCATCGAGTTTACCTGCCTCTTTAAGATTGCTAATCGCGTTAGCATACCTTTCTGGAGGCACAGATAAGAAGTAAGTGTTATCGTGAAGATAATCAGGAAGGTGACGTAGAGATTCAACATTGTCCAGATCTGCCGAAATGTAATCTAGTTGTTGTAAAAATTCATCAGGATAATTTCCAAGTGACTCCTTCCATTCTGCTGCTGTTGGTGCTCGTCTAGCACAACCCGTAATCAAAAAGTTGTCTGGGAGAAGACCTTTCCCCCAGAGTTTGTATAGTGCTGGAATTAGTTTCTTCTTACAAAGGTCTCCCGTTGCTCCGAAGATAACAATTCCTTTAGTGAGCGGTTCCGTTTCCATCGTAGTCGTCTGATTCGTAATAGTTATTTTCACCTTTTCGGTGCCCGAAATATATTGTGGATAATACAAAGGGTATTGCTGCCCAAACCAAGACATCAGCGAACGTCATGACCACCAAACATAGCTCTCATTCCATTCAAAACCTTGGCTGTGAAAGCACCAAGACGGCGCGACTCAAAACGTGCCCACAACGCACTGCTGATGACAGGAGCGGGTACGCCAAGATCCACAGCAGCGTGAACAGTCCAACGACCCTCACCAGAGTCTGATACTCCCCCATCGAACTTGCTAAGCTCTCGATCGCTGCGTAGTACATCAGCGGTAAGATCAAGCAACCAACTGCCAACCACGCTACCACGACGCCAACACTCAGCCACCTTAGCAACGTTAATATCATAGCAATAGTCTTCTGGGTTATCCATTGGAGCAACTTCAGCATCACCTGCAGCAACGTATGCTGCCCCAGCATTTGCTTCATGCAGGATATTAAATCCTTCTGCGTATGCTTGCATGATTCCGTATTCGATTCCATTGTGAACCATCTTCACAAAATGACCTGCTCCAGGACCACCTGCATAGATCCATCCATACTCTTCTGGATACCATGTGTAGTCTCTGTCACCTGTTCTTGGGGCAGCACCAATACCTGGCGCGAGTGCGTCGAAGACAGGGCGGCATACATCGACTGCCGCGCTTCCGCCACCAACCATGAGACAGAATCCACGCTCCAGACCGTACACACCACCACTAGTACCACAGTCAAGATACGCGATGCCAAGTTTTGAACAACGCTCTGCTCTTTTCCTACTGTCCTTAAAATTGCTATTGCCATGATCAATAATAATATCTCCTTCACTACAATGTCGTAGTAACTCATCGAGTGTCTCCTCTACAGTTTCGGCAGGGACAACCATCATGAAGACTCCAGGTACAAAACTTGGATCTCCGAATACGCCCCTTCCAGTGTGAACTACTTGAACAAGGCTTTGTATAGAAGTGGTATATCCACTGATATAACCCTTGTAATATTGGTCTTGAACTTTTTCAACATTGTTTCTATATCCGTGTACTTCGTGACCAGCAGCAATTAGGCGGCGGGACATGCCTTCTCCCATGCGACCTAATCCAATCATTCCTACTTTCATTTTTTAAATAAATCCTCTACTTGTTTACGAGCGTCAGTCATTTTTTGTTTCTCACGCTCGGTGTGTTTATATCCATATTTACCATGGAAGATGGCGTGACCTTGACAGAACATAGTCACGCCAAATATCAGGGCAAGAATAATGCCTATCCATTCAATTATAAGTGTATGTTGAGCCATGGGAATACGGGATCGATTACTCCAATGAGTCGAAGGAGACCCTCAGCAAAAAGTGCAAGAACAAGCCAACCAACACACATTGAAATAATCGAAGCATTACGATTGTGTTTTCGTATGGCATCATCAATCATCTCCTGAACTTCTTCTTTTGTGACATGGTTGGGCGGTTCAATGTCCTTGCCCCAATTTTTAAACATTGATTTTCTCCATAGCAAGTTGTAGTTCTCTGGAGTGCTCCAACTCATCATTCAAGATCTCAAGGATCTTGTCGTCATGCCCTTTATCTGCCAGATACTTAGCGTATGTTGTGGCAGCATGACTCTCTACTTCGTAGGAGAGATGGTATGCAGCACGAGGAGCCACCCAGTAATAAACCACATTGATCCAATAATAGATAAGGACGAGGTGTTTGGCAACAAAGCGATCAATCCACTAAGAATTACCGCCCATGCTCTCCATATATTCCAGATGTGATGTTTCATTGACACTCTGTTCAAAGTGCTGAAGCATGAGATCTATGTGATCACGTCCTCTAAGACCCATGCTCTCTCGGAAATGTAAGACACTCAAAAAAGCAAAATAGGGTGCGCGAGCGATTTCCTCAAGCACCCAGAATCTTTGATAATCTCTACCTTGATATAAAAAATCAATGATAGCGATGTTTATTTCAAGTACAATCTTATTAAATGTTTGCATCAGCAACCTCGTACTGATCATCGTATGTTCTTAGTTTGTCTTGTAGGTGGTCGTAGACATCCCACAAGTATTCTGAACCTGTTCTCTCTTTATAGACTTCGCAAGCACGGATGAGTCGTGCAATGTCATCAGGAGATAGTCTCATTATGGTATAGTGGTGGACAAAAATATTTATGGCACACCTCCTGTTGACAGGCAACCCTATGTGCTGGTATGATGACGAAGTACATCACTTGAAACATTATGATCATGTACGACCAACCCCCTGCTCCCTACTACATATGCGTTGGTTGCACCCCAGCGGAGCAGAAAGTAGTATCCTTCCTGCAGAATCGTGGCATCGTTGATAAGAATGCCCTCTCTACAGTACTTGGAAACATCAAACAAGAAAGTAAATTTCAGCACAATGTCTGCGAAGGTGGTGCAATCGTTCCCTATGATCAGTGTCTCACTGGTGGGTATGGATTGATCCAATGGACATCCACTGCACGATATAAAGGACTCAGTTTGTTCGCAACTAAATATGGTGGTAGTCCTTCTGACTTTGATACTCAACTTCGATACATGGTGAATGAACCGCAGTGGATGAAGTATGAGAGAGTTCTGAAGGGCGGTGGTCAAACTGTCCAACACTATATGCATCACGCATATTTTTGGTTAGGATGGGGTGTGCATGGGAACAGAACCACCTATGCATATGACTATACCAAGAAACTTCGACTTAAATACGTTTGACATGAACGACGATTGGCGTTATAATGAGCAGAAGATGGAGACACGACAACGTGCTTACTCCATCCTGCTCAAGCGATTTGGATCCGAACTTGACAAAGATGGATCTCCCCTATATAATATGAAGGCAATCACAGAGTGTGCTCACGACTGGGTTTCGCAAGGCAATGTCCGCTGTGATGGTATCGTTGCTTACTTCAAGGCGTACTACGCCTGAAGTTTTTATGTTTCAGTAGCTCAGTTGGATAGAGCAACTGCCTTCTAAGCAGTCGGTCGTAGGTTCGAGTCCTACCTGAAACGCCAGGGCGAATAGCTCAGCGGTAGAGCTACTCGTTTACACCGAGTCGGTCGGGGGTTCGATCCCCTCTTCGCCCATAGTATACCTATACTAATGAAATCAGAAAAAATTAAAACAGAATTGACTGAAATTTATCAAGAACTAGCACATCAAAGAGCACTTCTCGAAATAATTGTGCAAGAGATTAAAGAACTAAAAAAATCTGTTACTCCGAAGACAGAATATGTTCATCCTTGGTATGAAGTTAAGAAGAAAGAACTAATCGCTTCTGGCAATTATGCCGACTGACCTTCGGGTCTCTACGGGGTGTAGCTCAGTTTGGTAGAGCACTCGCTTTGGGAGCGAGTGGCCGTAGGTTCAAATCCTATCACCCCGATTGGACATTTATTATCCAAACCAATGAAAATTTTCCTTGACACCGCTGATTACAATGCCATTGCTGAGCGTTACGCTACAGGTTTGGTTGATGGCATCACTACAAATCCAACTCTAGTTCGTAAGTCTGGTGTGGACTACCTAGAGTTCATCCAGACACTGGCAAATGACTTTGCCTTTGAAAGTATCTCTGCTGAAGTCAATGGAGACACAGCAAATGAGATGCTTCGTGATGCTGCAAAGTATATCGAAGTAGGTTCCAACGTTACGATCAAACTTCCCCTCACAAGAGAAGGTTTGATTGCATGTAAGGAACTGACTGATGAAGGAGTGGAGACTAATGTCACCCTCTGCTTCAGTGCAGCACAAGCAGTCATGGCAGCAAAGGCAGGTGCTACCTACATCTCTCCATTTGTAGGTCGCATGAATGACAACTCCTTCAGTGGTGTTGAACTGGTCCGTGCTATCTCTGGTCTGTATTGTGCTCAGGGTGCCAAGACTAAGGTTCTTGCTGCATCCCTGCGTGATGTCCACCACGTCTCCCGTTGCCTGCTGTATGGTGCCAATGTTGTAACACTTCCTCCAGCAGTCTTCGATAAGATGTATAATCACGTATTGACAGACGCTGGTCTGGCAATTTTTGAAAAAGATTTTAAGGAAATCAATGGTTGAACTGAGTGTAGTAGAATTTGAGAAAGACTTCGATGCGTATATGGATCGTATCGAAGCAGGGGAGAAGTTTCTTATTCGACAACCAGATGGCAAGGCAGTAATTGCCTGCCCTGCTGGTGAGATTCAAGCAATTGCTGATGAACTTGGTGTCAATGATGTTGATGAACTAGTTGATATGTATTCTAACCATGAAGAAGCTTCTTAAATTACTAGCAAAGATACCACAAAGACATTACTTTCCTATCTTTGTTATTCTATCGCTGTATTTTGTTGTCCCTTACAGCGAGTTTGTAGTAACACTGACGGCACCTCTCTACTTTATCTTTGAGGTGCCGATCCGTGGTGCGCTTGGCAAACTGGCACTACCCGACTGGTTGAAGTATGGTGGTAGTGTTATATTCTTTCTAGTCATGATCGATGACTACCTGTTCTACTTCGCATTGATTGCACTAGCATTCTGGTGCTCGCGCAACTTGCCAAAGGACAGAGACCATGCTACAATTGACGAGTCAACAACAGACCATGAAACCACAAGTCATCCTTGAGCGTTCACCCTATCGCTATGTGCAGTGTGGAACGCTAGATATCAATGGTATGCCTGACTATCGCATCCAGAAATTCAACGAGTGGACCAAGCGATTCACTGACATGTATTTCCTTGACAACCAGATGCAACTTGACGTGTGTCTGGAAGACCCTGAGTATACCAAGTGGTTAGACCCCGACCCTGAAGTGGGTGCCTATCGTAAATTCAACTGACACTTATGGAACGTTCTGATCTAGACTTTATCCGCGACATGCTGATTGATGCTCTCAATGAGAAGCGTGACAGCATCATTGGTGATCTCTTCAAGATGTATGAAGAGGTTCAAAATCGTCCTACTATCCCCGATGGTAACATCAACATCGATAAGATTCTTTCCGACGCTGGAACTGAATACAACTTCAGTTTGAGTTCTGACTACATGCCACAAGCAGCAGGAGCTGTTGACCTTGGTCTTGGTGATGATGTAATCTCCTTTGGTGACTATAAGAGTCAGGAGTTTCGTCCAGAGTGAGAGTAGTTGTCGTTGGTGGTGGTACAGCAGGGTGGATGGTGACATACTATCTGTCCCAGATCCACCTATGCGTCAATGTATCTACTAAAGAGATTCCTATCATCGGTGTAGGAGAGGGAACAACAGGTAAGTTTCTTGATGTTTTCAAGATGGATCCTGTTGATATGATGCATGGCATGGATGCTTTGCCTAAACTTGGCATCAAGTTTGATAACTGGAGTAAGACCAAGAAGAGTTTCCTGTCACCTATCGACGGGACACCAACAGCGAGTTACTATATTGATTATACTTGTCTTGCTCATCGTCCAGTGGGTAAGCATATTACATTGATGGATGATGAAAAGTCTAATTACTTTATCGATCATCCTAATTTGATTTGTGATTACAATCAAAATGGTATGCACATTGATGCTTATAAGACCTCCGAATTCTTTAAGCAGAAAAGTTCTGTACTGAAGCATTACGATGCTAAGGTAGTGAAAGTCAATAGAGAATGTGGACGTATTACTTCTATTGAATTAGATACTGGAGATGTTCTTAAGGGTGATCTCTTCGTAGATTGCTCTGGGTTCTCTAGAGTCTTGAATGATCCTGATGATTGGGTAGACTATTCTGAATACCTACCTGTCAACAGAGCAGTTGTATACAGAACTGAGACAGAAAATCCTAGAAGACCATACACACTAGCTACTGCTAGAAAGTATGGATGGACATGGGAGATTCCTACTCGCACTAAGATAGGAAAAGGATATGTGTACTGCGATAAGTATGCTTCCGAAGATGATATCCTAGAGGAACTGGGTGAAGTTGAGAAAGTCAAGTCTGTTGAGTTTAAATCTGGTAGAATTACCAAATTTCTTGACAAGAATTGTCTTTCGTTGGGTCTCTCTTCTGGATTCCTAGAACCATTGCAAGCAACTAGTATTCATCTCACACTGATGCAACTAGAACGTTTCGCATATGGTTACCCCACAGAAGACTTGTTTTCTGATGAGGATATGGAGAGAGATTACAATCAATATTGTGCCACATTACATGATTCTATGAGAGACTTTGTGTCTCTGCATTACTCGGGTGGTAAGACTGACACTGACTTCTGGAAAGATGTTAAGGTCACTCCATTTGTGGAGAAAATTATTTCCCTGACTAAGAAACGACTCCCTCGATCTTTTGATTTTCCTAAGATTGGTGGAGGTGTCGCTCAAGAATCATACAATCCTATCCTCTGGGGGTTGGGACACTTTGACGGGTGTCCAATCAAACAAACGTTTGACATAGACAATGCGTCTATGGTATACTGGCGTCAGCGAGCAAAGGAGTTCGGTGGTAACACCTCTAACTATCTTACGATAGACCAACTCAACGATATCATTGCTAGTCTCGGACAGACTTAAAACTTGCCCTGGTCGGGATGGGTCATCGACCCCTCGGGTTTCTTGCTTCCTAAAAGCAAGTGGTGCGGATGGGTTACTCCCGCCTGGTTTCTTGCTTCCAGTTAAAGAGCAAGTGGTGGTGCCAAATCCCCTTCCGTGTGGTTGGTTCCTGTTTACAACTAAAACAAACAGGTGGCGTGCATGTGTCCTGGGAGGTTTGACCACCTCCCTACTGCGGGTGTAGTTCAGTGGTAGAACGCTATCCTTCCAAGTTAGATGTCGTCGGTTCGAGTCCGATCTCCCGCTTTAGCACAAACTGGCACAAGGGTATAAATTTTTGTGACTTTGTTCTGCTATATATTTCCTCGCCACTAAGTCGAAGTGGCATTCATCTGCAGGTAACCATTCTGCAAGTAAATAAAGGTATCAAAATGATTAAATCTGTATTCGCAGCAACTGCTGCTCTCTCCATGTCCGCTGGCGCTGCGTTCGCAGGTCCCTACATTAACGTGGAAGCAAACTCTGGTTGGACTGGCTCGAACTACACTGGAACGACCACAGACGCTCACGTAGGTTACGAGGGTGCTCTTGGTGAAACTGGTTCCTGGTATGTTCAGGGCGGCGCTAGCCTTGTCTCTCCAGATGGCGGCGAAACTGATACTGTCCCTTCGGGTAAGGCAGGTGTCGGTCTGGGTCTGACCGAGGCACTCGGTGCATATGGTGAAGTCTCCTTCATCGGTTCTGGCGACAGCGACGTTGATCGTGGATATGGTGCTAAGCTGGGTCTGAAGTATTCCTTCTGATATTCATAAGGGAATCTAAACATAGAGGGGCTTGACGCCCCTCTTTTTTTACTATATAATATGTAAAGATTCGTAACAAACAAATGACAGTCACTACAAACGAGTTCGGGCAACAGAATCTGTTCGCCAAGGAACCCCCAATGGTAGTTGAAGATTACAACCGCAAGGGTCTTTTCTCACCCATGCAGTACAGAGAGATGTACAATGGACGCTGGGCAATGATGGGCATTGTCTCTGGGTTTCTTTCGTATGCCATCACTGGCAAATTATTTTTTGGAATCTTTTGATGAAGTTTACACAAGAAGATCTTTGGGAAACCATGCATACACTTGGATGGGATACCAATGATGATGTTCATATTGAAGTTGGTGGCACCTCAGTCTATGAGATTGATGGTGCTGGTACTAAGTGGGCACCAGTCAAGGGAACACGTAAATATAACAAGGACGCATTCATTGTTATCAAGAATCGATCCCGTGACCCCGTAGTACCTAGTAAAGCAAATGCCGAATCCTGATGCACTCTGGGAAGACATTCAGAAGCTCGACGACATGTACGAAGAACTTCTATGGCATCCCGATGACGAATTACAATTCACACACGATGGTGAGAAAATCATCATCATAAACAAAACACTGGAGAACAAACAATGAAATTTGGATTTACCCCTGAGGCAGAGATCCTCAATGCACGACTAGCAATGGTTGGTTTTGTTGCCGCCGTTGGTTCTTATTTCACAACGGGACAAGTCATCCCTGGCGTCTGGTAATAAATAAAACATATCGTCGCCGCTAGGGAGAGTCTGGTCAGTATCAGACATCTCCCTCTTTTTTTGCTTATGAAAGACTTCATTGGAATTTATCCAAATGCAATGCCTGATGATACTTGTGAAGAGATCATTGATTGGTTTGAACAGAATCCTCAGTACCACAAACCAGGACAAGTATCATCTAGAGTAGGTGCAGAATTAGAAGTAGTTAAACAAGTAAAAGATTCTACAGACATTGTGATGTATTTTCAGGATGATGTCTGGGTGAATCGTCGTATGGAAGAAGCAATATCTAAAGGAGTTGTTCCATACAAAGATGAGTATTATCATCTCAACGAAGGACCTATGTGGAATGTCGTTGACACATATAACATACAAAGATATTATCCTGGTCAAGGATTTCATATCCCACACCATGAATACAATCCAACCTCGAACCAGTTGTTGCTGGCATGGATGGTATACTTAAATGATGTTACTGATGGTGGGGAGACTAGATTTGTTTACCAGGACATGAACATCAAGCCAAAAAAAGGTACGCTGGTTATATGGCCAGCGTACTTTACTCATGTTCATCATGGGATTGTTAGTCAGACGCAAACGAAATACATTGCGACTGGGTGGCACAGATATTATGCCTGAGCTTCTGTCCAGGAGAACTTGAAGTCAGCAGATCTTGCTTGGTTACCGAAACCACCAGCGATGTTAGTAACACGTACAGCGAGAACCTCAGGACCATCTGGGAAAATGCCAGATGGGAAGGCATCGTCAAGTGTACTCTTACCACCACCTAAGATGCAGTTGGAGATCTCCTTAACTTCAGTTAGTGGAACTGTAGATGCACCAGCACCAAATCCTCCAGCGTCACCAGCATAGAATGCATAAACAACTTCTCCACCAACTAGTTCTGCGTTGTTACCTAGGACTGCATATTGTGCTAGTGATGTACCACCAACGTCTTGCCATGTAGCACTGGTATCACACTGGGGATTGAGCAATAGTTCTACGAAGAAAACTCCGTTAGCAACAATCTGACAATCTCTCATAACCAATTGCATTCTGTTGACTAGTTCTCTAGCACCAAATCCTCCAGTACGTCCGTTGTCAACAGCAGGAGCAACACGTAGTGCTAGGATACCTTTGGTTGCACCAGAACTAACGTTTCTTCCTGTTTTAGTTCCGACAGAATAGATGTATGCTCTATCTTCATCGTACTCACCTTCCATAATAACCGAAGAACCCCAGTGACTGATCTGTGGAACTGATGTTGGTTTCAGTAGTTCGATACCAATAGGTCTGGTATCACTGAATGTAAATGCACTAGCAGCACCTGTTCCTAGTGGTGGGAATGTTACATCAGCACCAGTTGCTGTTGCTGTTGCCGCTTGACTTAGGATGATTGTAGTGCCAGTGATATCTTCTACTGTTGCATTGTCAGGAATACCATCACCAACAACTAGTTGTCCGATCTGAATACCAGTGGAACTTGCAACAATGATGGAGGGACTACCATCACTGGTGTTCATTGTTGTGGTAGCACCTGCTTGCTCTCTGGTTAGACCAGTGAATGCTCCAGACTCTGCAACTGATAGTGGAGACAGGGCAGAACCTGTTTCTGCAACGATAGAGATAGGAGTAGAACTACTAGCAGTTTCTGTGATAGTAAAGGAAGTTGCGTTTGGAACTGTTGCAACGTAGTATGTTTTGTTGGCAACAATGTTGGAGAATGGTCTATCAAATCTAATTGTTTGAACACCATTTCCTTGAAGACCAGAGGAAGATGCAACTTGAATTGTATTGCCAGCAGATTCTGTTGCAATAACATCTTGCTTGAATGATGTAGTACCAGTGTAGTTTACATATTCAATGTCAGCAGTGGAAGCAGAATCTGTCTGTCTAATTCTAAGTGTTCCAGAATCAGGGAACAATTCAGGTGCTTTGTCAACATACAAAACACTAGCACCACTAGAGATATCAGTGGTTGCTGTAACTGATGGGCAGATAGTATTAACTTCATAACGAGCAGGTAGGTTACCTGATCTCATGTATGCTTCAGTGTTGAAGTTGTTGTTAGGAATCTTGTGTGCATAGATAACGTCACCATCTGCAGCACGGAATCCCCAGCGGATGAAACCAGCACCATACCAAGAGTAGTCCATATAGAACATCTGCATCTTGGTGACATCTAGTGTGTAACCAGACTTACCAGTACCATCACAGCGGTCTAGGTTCCACTCACTCTGTCTCCAGATATTTTCTTCTGTTTTAGTGATAGGAACATTGATGTCAGACTGACCACGATAGTCAGGGAAGATAACAATCTGTGTGTCTGAAATGATACCATCAACGCGGTAAGAAGAACCACGAAGAACAACATAGTCACCAACCTTCAGTTGCTTTGCAAATCTTGTAGAAGCACCATTGACACCAGTGTAACTAGAAATAACAGAACTTCCTTGTGTTACTGTTGCTTTACCAGATAGCTGGAACGTAGAAGTTCTACGTACTACTTCAATTTGACCATGAGAGTATCTAAAGAAGATACCATTTTGTTGGTCCATCATACCAATTTCAAGGTTAACACCATAAGCACTAATTGGTGTTACTGTATAACTTCCGCCTGCAACAGTTACAGATGGAGCAGCGAGTGCAGTATACTTAAATGTAAATGCGTCAATGACTTCAGATACTGTAAAGGTTCCATTGTAATTATTGTCGTCACAACTACGGACATCAATTTGAGATCCTCTAGTTATATTGTGAGCAACTGTTGACACTACTGTAACTGTAGTACCAGATGCTGAGATGCTATCAATGTTTTCAATAGCAGGAGCAAGGATAGAACCAGTAGAGAATGCTACACCCTTACCAGACTGATAACGGAAGTAACGTTTGGTCTGTCTGATTGCCTGTTGGTTTTTTGAAATAGAGTTGGTAGAGAACTTAACACCACCATCAAATGCTCTGTGAATTGAGTTACCTTGTGGTCTGGGATATAGTTTTGCTGTTCCACTACCAACACCACCTGATGGTGCTACAGTTGGATAGTATTCAAAGACTGTTGGAGACTCAACTGTTGCTACAACCCAAGATCCATTTACATTGTTACCACTGGATCCAGTAATAGCAATCTCGTTACCTACTTCCAGACCATGAGCATTGGTACATACAACTCTAACCTGTCCATCACCAGGAGCAGATAGGGTCAGTGATCCGCCGATATCAGATCCTGTGTAATGTGATCCAGTGTAGACATCAGTTCTGCCAGAGATTTGAATAGAGCTGTTGCCTTGAGTCCATGCAAATGATGCAGTGTAACTAAATTGGTTAGAATTTAGAGAACCAGATCCAGCAGCATCAATGATGAATACGCCATTAGCACCAGGGAATGTGGTATCCTGAACAAAAACAGCAGAACCAGCAGCAGGCAGAGGAGTTTGGTTGGTGTCTACAGTAACTCTAATAAGTTTGTTATTAGTAAATGCTTCAATCTGAGTAACTACTAGAGCTGTCTCGGATTTATATGCGAATGGGTTGTTGTTGATCATTGCCAACGCTTCCCACTTCGTACCCTGAGTGCCATACTCAAAGTCGGTATCAATTTGTGACTGAGGATTAGAAACTCTCTGCTTGTTAACAGAGTCCATGTAGGTCTCTGCTGGTTTTACTGTCTCTTCAAAGTCATCGTAGACAATCTGAAGTTTATCAGTGTCTGCCATAGACGTGGTGTCATATGCCAGAGTAACTCTAGTGGTAGTTACGTTACGGATATCAGTTTCAATCGAATACGCAGTGGCAGTAAGTTCTGGGTCCGAGAAATTATAGATGATCTTATTATCTGTTACGTTAGTAATAAGAGTCAACTGCTCCCTCTGGATACCACCAGGAATTACCACCTGTCTTGCGGAAGCATCAAAAAGATAATAGTTACTCTTAATGGATTTTCTCGCCATTACTTAGTGCCTCTGTCTGATTAGTCTTTGCTTTATCTATTTATCAGACACCGTACTTACTACGGGTGGCGTTGAAGTTTTGGGATACTTCTGTGGGGGTTAGGAATCTATCATAAACTCTAATTTCAGCAACGTTTCCTATAAAAAGATTACTTCCAACAGAAGATAATTGCTCTGGATTAAATGTTGATGTTCCAAAATTTGCTAGTGTTTGTGTTCCGTTATGATAAATTCTAGTTAGTCCTTCAAGACCTTCCATTATGACAACAAAATGATTCCAGTCCCCAAGACTAAGAGTAACATTTATTCCAGTTGCACCATTAGTTCTTTGAATCCATACACTACGATCGCTGTTAATCCTCAATCCTTCAACTGAAGAACGATTGTTATAATCTGCTGAGAATATGTAAGTATTTCCTGTTGGGGTGCTATCAAGTTTCATCCATATTTCCCAAGTAAATCCATTTAGCAATCCTTCATTCATATGTGAAACTTCTGGATTAAAAATCAAAGGTGCTTGATTATGCTCTAAAACACCAGAGTTATATACTACTCCA